ACCATTAACTTTGATATAATATGGTATCCCATAAAATCTAAAGAAATCATAAAAGTTAGAGAACTTAAACGGGTTAAATTTAGATATAGCCATTTGATGATAGATAGTGTTAGGGCTCTCAACTATAGCTGTCCCGCTTAGATGTATATGCGGTAAATCCCAGCACACTTTTCTTATAACTTTAGTTCTTTGTGATGGCTTACCTAAAGTCCCTAAGTTATGGCTTTCATCTATTATAGCTAGTTGGTAATCACTAGGATTTACCTTTAGATAAAATCTACCTGCTTGCATTTTACCTAATTGCTCATAATTTATGACGTGGTATTTCTTAGTTAATCCCAGCTCTTTATCTGCTAAGAACTTATCCCACCCAGAAATAGCCGCCTTTTTAGTTATAACTAAAACATTATTAACTTTTTGGCTTTTCTCTGCTATAAGTAGTGATGTTAAAGTTTTACCACTACGTGGCTTACCAGCTAGATATACATATCCAACTTGTTTAAGTATATCCCAGCACTCCTCTGCTTTATCAATTTGGTGTTTATAAGGTTTCATAATTTCTCCAATAATTCGATGCAAAAATTATAGCTATCTGTCGCTATATCCTCATCTCCATCGAAATGCTTATTTATTAAATCCATACAATCTTTTTCTATTTTATCCCAAAAGTTTGTAAGTGTTTTAGATAAAGGTCTCCCTCTTCTTTCATTACGTGCGAAGTTGAGGTATAACATATTAAGCCCTAGAACTGATAATTCTACCGCATAATTGCTAGTTGAAAAAGCTATCGTATAGCTAACCTTTTCCAACTTTTTCATAATCTTTGATTTAACGCACGTATATATCGGCAATAAAGCCCTTATTTCAGTTTCTATCTTAGCTAAGGTAGCAGTATCTTGCTCTGATAGAAAAGTGCCGCCTTCTTTATCCATTTCAAGAAGTCCAAGGACGTAAGCTATAATTATTACGTCCCTGATTTCTCCACCACTAATAGTTCCGTTACTCATAGGTCAAATAAACTTTCTATTATGGCGAAAATAACATCTATAACTACTAATGCTATACATACCATAAAAACTATACCAAATATGTGTAACATTATAGCCAACCTATTAGAATTGAAATTATTAATTGTGTCATTTTAATCCTCCTATAACATTAAATTAATATCCTCTATTGTAGCTTTAACTGCATCTAAATCCCAGCTAACTATTGCTACACCGCCAGCTTCTTTTATTTTCTTTATGTTATATTCTTGTAATTCTGAAACGTTAGTTTTAGTTTCAGGTCTTTTTACTTCAACAGCTAAGAAAATACCACGATAGCAAGCTAATATATCAGGAGTGCCAGATTTATTACTAGCTACTACCTTGACAACATAAGCACCTACACTTTCAAGATATTTAATTATCTTGCGTTGTATATCCTGCTCTTTCATTAGTCTATATCCTCGATAGTTTTATCGTCCCTAACACATACAAATGTAGGCTGGATATATGTAGCTAAAAGCTGTTCGTATTCTACCTCGATAACTTTACCTATAAAATAATCAGGGTTTTGCATACGGTCGTAATCGCTTAAACCGCTGCCCACTTGGACAACTCTACCACTTCTGTCTTTTAAAACTAGGCTACCTATCATACCTGAATACTTACCTGTGCCATCGGTAACATCTATACAATGCAGGTCTGCCGTAGGTCTAAACTTTATTTTAATAGCTGTATTTAACCGCTTCCCAGGCTCATAAGTGTGGTTCATCTGCTTGCAGTAGATACCCTCAAACCCGTTCTTAACCACTGAATGGGCTAATTCTTTAGCTTGCTCGATAGTTAAGTCCCAACCGATAACACTAGCAGTTGTCATACCTCTTGGTAATTCTAACTCCTCGTCCATAAGTCTTATTCTATCGCTGTAAGCCCAATCCATAACAGAGCCATTGAAGTGTAGGATATCAAATACCATAAACTTATAAGTTCCAACGCAAGGTATATTTTTCTCAAAATTACTCCTTAGATTACCAGTGCTACATCTAACACGGCTACCTAGTTTGCCATCAGTGTCGGCTATATATTCGCACTCTATAATAAAATCATCGGGATTATTTTCGCAAAGATAATCCGCTATTTCAGGTATATAGAACTGCTTACCACCAGAAGTCCAGAACTCTACTTCGCCATTAAACTTATGTATTTGAACATAGTTACCATCGTATTTAGTTGTAGCTATCCATTTATTTGGTGCTAACTTACTTGGTGCTACGTTAGCTATATCTTTTCCCTTGCATTGCTCAATCATTGGCATCGTCAAATCCTCCTCTATTTATTTCTGTAGCTAGTGTTATCTGCCTCATAAACTCCAACACTTCTGTAGGTTTAACTAAGCTATAATCATTAAACACGCAAAACAAAACACGCATAGCGTCCTCAAATTTTTCGTCCTCTATAGGTAAATCTCCGACGCGTATATAGCCCCATTGTTTAGGTTCATAACCAGGATAAGACTTTGTTATATTAACATAGTTATCACTTTTAAATAGCCCTCGACCAGTAATTAGCTTGTATTGGTAATTATTTTTCATTATTATTCTCCTGTCCTAAGCAAAGTTTTATTTTCTCGTGTCCGAAATGTGTAGCTATAATTTCGCTTAACGTTACTAAAGTTATATTACATATTTCAGCACATAAAGCTAACGATTTTAAAGCGTTATAAAATGCTTGATTATTCATTTCGTTATAATCTAGCTTTATAATAATAGCTCCGATTTCAATACTATCGACCGAAGCACGGATTACAGCTGTAGTTTTTTCGCTAAACATTGAGTTTATTAATTCAACTCCATACTTAACCTTACTCATTGCTCGACCTTGTTATAAGTAACTTCATCAAACCACTCTTTTAACCTAGATACTAAACTATCAGCAGGCACCTCGTAATCATTTAATATAGAGGCTAATACTTGAGTTAAAAATCCCATAGATTTACCAGTGTCAGTATCCTCATAAGCCTTAGCTAGTATTTTACCTACATATTTTTCATTTTCATCGTATTCATCTATTATAACCAAATTATGAGATTTAATAGTATCTGAACCAGGTCTAAATAGCGTAAAAATAGCATAACTCATTTAAGCCTCCTCAAAATAAACTTTATCAAACCAAGCCGATAAGTTAGCCATTAACTCTTGCCTTGGTATATTATGCTCAGATATAATATTTAATAAAATATTAAGGGTGCAAAACGCTAATTTACTATTTTGGGCTTCATTGTTAAGCACAGCTACAATGTTACCTTTATGAGTAGTGCCCTCAAATTCTTTAAATATAACTTTAGTATTATCAAATGCTTGGCTTATTCCGTGTTCATATTGAACATCTCCAACATAGGTAACCATCACAACTCCTTTGGCATTACTGCTATATAATCTATTTCTGTGCCAACTTTATTGTCCATCATTTCTACTGGCAAATTATCACTACTAGCTTGTTGGCATAAATCTACTATATCAGCAGCCTTTGCTGGCAATATTCTATTACCAAACATTAGCTTCCATTGAAATTTCTTTACCCCGAAATGTTCGTAGTAAATAGCTCCAGATGTTTTAGATGGGTCTAAAATAAAGTAATACTTCACTTCAGGTGTTTTGTTAGTAAATTTCATCTGTAATCTCCTACCTGTTATGAACCCTACTGCAAAACCAGCCATTATCACGTTTATGCACTCTATACCCTTTAGCTTCCCAAGCCGCTACAATATCTGCTTCTGTAGGATTATCGAATATTTTATCCAGCTCCATACGCTCAATTTCTGTAAGCTCAGCTTTCATTTTAGGCACTTCGTTGCGTTGTAAAAACTTTTGGTATAGCTTCTCATAATTAGCGTCAGTGGATTTAATAAAAGTCCCAGCTTCGTTCAAGAAACCTTTTCTATCTTTAATATCATTGTAGGCTATCTCAGCACACTCAGTAATATCTGAACCTACTAATCTAGCTATATTGACTAAGACCACGAAACAATCTCCGATGTCGTCCCTACAATCTTTACCCTTAGCTATATTGTCAGCTAGTTCGCCCATCTCACTCATAAGTTTTAATGCTTGAATACTAGCTTTAGAATTAGCTAAGATACCTCTATCCTCGGCCCATTTTTCTATTTTAGTTTGTAGTTCATTTAAATTAGTCATTTTCATCTCCATCTAGTTTTAGTTCTGCTTTAAGGCTTGCTTCACTGTATGGGTGAATAGTTACGCCATAAAGTTTGTAGATAAGTTTAGCTTGCTTAAGGCTAATATTGTATCTACTTGATTTATAAGTAGAAATCATAGAGGCTGACACCCTCAAATGTTTAGAGATTTCTACACCTGTCATACCCTGGTTTTCAAGGTCTTCAATGTAACTTTGGATAGTTATAACTTTATCCATTTCTGCTCCTTTAAATTGTTTTTAATTAAATTTTTCTCTTTAATTACGTTTATTATAACGTAAATTTACTTAACTTTAACTTAATTTAATATTAAAGTTTTCTTAATAGCATTGCGTGCTAAGCGATTTTAATCTTTACTCGATGAAATTACATTAGCTAAAAATTTAAATCGCTCTACGCTCACGCATTGCACGATTTTTAACGCTTATAGACTGCAAGCTTACGCTCAAACAAATCTATATCATCAACCGCACGGCTAAATATACTCCGCATTGTTATAGAATTATTACCCAGCTCTATTTCATTGCCTGCATATTGTTTAACCTGCATTGTATCTGCTAGTTTAACTATTAAACTCTCCACGCTGGTGCGTTGCTCATATTCTCTGTAAAGCTCATAAATAAAACTAGGGAAGTTCTGAAACATAACTTCTTTTTCAGCATTAGATACAGCTTCAACTAAATCTGGGCACATTGTTTTAGTGCTTAGTGTTATATCACCTATAAAGCTCTCTGCAAAGTCGTGGATTATAGCCATCTGAACTGCTTTGTTTAAATCGAACTTATAATCCTTATACAACTCCATAACATAAGTAGCCACAAAGAAACTATGTTCAGCCACCGTTTCGTTAGTTATTCTTGGCGTTATTGAGTAACGCTGAATAAATTTTAAATTATATACCTTTTGTGGTATAGTAAAACCTTCGTTCATTCTATATCCTTATCTGCTATGTAGCCAACGTTATCCATATCTATTAAAATATCCCATAGCTCTTTTAAACTTCGAGCCACTCTACCACTCTTAGCCAACATCAGATTGACTTTCTCTATCCCAGGAGCGTAATAAATAACTTGTAACTCTCTAGCATAAGCATAGCCACATTCCCATAAAGTGCCCATATCTTTGCCAATAGTTGAAGCTATAATAATATCCGCATTATCTAATGCTTGGATATTTTTCTGGAATATATCCTCTAAAGCTTGACCCTTTGCATTGTTATGCTCTCTAGGGCTGAAATATTGTTTAAAGTGTTTTTTAATAAAACCCTCTAGTTCATCTAAGGCTTTCTCCTGCTCAGGAGAAAACCAACCACCCGCTATATACACTTCATAATCAAATATTGTCGCCATTTCTTAGCCCTCTCAATATTTTCTTAATATCACTTTTACGCCTTTCATAATAATGCCCGCCAGGGAAATCAGCCCTGCGTTTTTGATAAATGCAGTCCTCTGGCTTTAAGCCTGGGACTTCGTTTTCTTGCTTAGGTAAATAAGCTAAAGAGTTATGCCCACTTAATGCGGTTTTGCAAAAGAACTCATCTCTGCCACCTATATCCATATTTATGCACTCTTGTAGAGCTGGATATTGCCTAACTAATTTTAGCCACATAAGTATAGCTATAATATTATCGCTTTCAGGCTGTATCGCTTCATCTTTACGTGTCTTTATAAATGCGATTATATCTTTTAAGCTACCGCTAACATAATAGAAATTACTTAAGCTTCTTGGTAAAATTGTGCGGGCGTCAAAAATAGATACCTCTTTACTATCTACCATATCAGCATATAGTTTCTTGGCAGCATCAACTATCTCCATATACCTATTCATAAACTTATCATTTACTAAAATGCTTGGCTTTACCATACAATCATCTTTACGCATATCCCTATCAGCAGTGCATTGGGCACTAAAGCTAAGTGTTCTATGCCTTATAAGGTGTGTAACGTCAATTAAATCCAATCCATCTATCAGAAACGTAACTCTTATAGTTTCTAAAGCTGTTGGTAACATCTCGCCTTTGAATATAGATTTAACTATCTCCTCGCGGTTATCTATATCCCTATTATCATCTGCTTTATCCCTCCAAGTAGCTGTTGTAAATTCTGGTAAATAGTTGCAAAGCTCCTCCCAACTCGGAGCCGATACTAAATCGACCGTTATGTTGGTTATTTGATTTAAGTAGGCTGTTTTAACAGACCTACCAAATTTAGTTTTTACCTTGCTCATTTTCTTTTTCCTTTTTATATTCATCGTAAGCTTCTTTAGCTAGCTGGGTTATATCGCTATCCTCTCCAGTTAAAGCAGATACAAAGTCCATAAACTCTTTAATATATACATCATCGGCATCAGCTTCTTGTTCTTGCTCCTGCTTTTCAGCCTTTCTAAGGGCTTTCTCAACTAACGTAGCATACCCTGCAATATCGTGCCAAGTATCTATATGATATGGAGTTACAGCCAAGCGGGATAGTTTATTAACTATATCATACACATATACCATATGAATAGCAGGCATACCACCGTGATTAACT